GCGACGCCCGTTCGTTACGATGCCCGTTCGGTCAGCACCGGTATTGCCGGACGTAGTCTGACCGCTGACCTGATTGACTGTGCAGCCGAACCGACACAGTTTAACGGACGATCGCTGGTACAGATTGCGCAGGCGCTTGCTGCGCCTTTCGGCATTGAGGTGGTGAACAACGGTGCGCCGTCGGGCGTTATTCCTGATGTCCAGCCTGATCACGGCGAAACGGTGATTGAGGTGATCAACAAAATACTCGGTCAGCAGCAGGCACTGACTTACGACGACCCGCACGGCAGGCTGGTGATTGGCGGTATTGGCTCAACGCGGGCACATACCGCGCTGGTACTCGGGGAAAACATCCTTTCCTGCGATACGGAGAAGAGTATCCAGGAGCGATTTTCTGTTTACCAGGTGGCGGGGCAGCGTGCCGGAAACGACGATGATTTCGGTGAGGCCACCACCACCGCGCTGCGGGCCCGCACAGAGGACGCATTTATTTCCCGTTACCGTCCGATGTATATCAGGCAGACAGGGCAGGCCACGGGGGCAGGCTCTGATTTGTATGTATTCAGGCCGGTGGCGCACAAAGTGGATTTTCATATCCGCGTGACGCCGGACACACCGGAAATACGGGCTGCCATCACCGCGGAGTTGCGTTCATTCCTGCTGCGTGATGGTTATCCGCAGGGAGAGCTTAAGGTATCGCGTATCAGTGAAGCGATTTCCGGTGCGAACGGGGAATACAGCCATCAGTTGCTTGCTCCGGCGGACAATATCTCCATTGCAAAAAATGAACTGGCGGTTCTGGGGACGATTTCATGGACGTGACAAACGATGATTACATCCGTCTGTTGTCGGCACTGTTGCCCCCTGGTCCGGCGTGGTCAGCCAGCGATCCGGCGATTGCCGGTGCGGCACCGTTATTAACCCGTGCTCATCAGCGTGCGGATGCCCTGATGCGGGAGCTGGATCCGCGCACCACCACCGAACTGATAAACCGCTGGGAGCGTCTGTGCGGCCTGCCGGATGAATGTATTCCGGCAGGGACGCAGACCCTTCGCCAGCGTCAGCAACGGCTGGATGCGAAGGTTAACCTGGCGGGTGGCATCAATGAGGATTTTTACCTTGCGCAGCTTGCTGCCCTGGGCAGACCAGATGCCACCATCACGCGATACGACAAAAGCACGTTCACCTGCTCATCGGCCTGTACTGACGCGGTGAATGCGCCGGAATGGCGGTATTACTGGCAGATCAACATGCCAGCCGCCACCAACACCACCTGGATGACATGTGGCGATCCCTGTGATTCCGCGCTGCGTATCTGGGGTGACACCGTTGTCGAGTGTGTGCTTAACAAACTCTGCCCGTCGCATACCTACGTAATTTTTAAATATCCGGAGTAATCCATGCATCGTATAGACACGAAAACCGCGCAGAAGGATAAGTTCGGCGCGGGTAAGAACGGTTTTACCCGTGGTAACCCCCAGACCGGCACGCCTGCCACCGATCTGGATGATGACTACTTTGACATGTTGCAGGAAGAGCTTTGTGGCGTGGTGGAGGCATCCGGTGCCAGCCTGGAGAAGGGGCGAAACGACCAGTTGCTTACCGCGCTTCGTGCTCTGCTGTTAAGCCGCAAGAATCCGTTTGGTGATATCAAATCGGATGGCACGGTGAAAACGGCTCTCGAAAACCTTGGTTTGGGAGAAGGTGCTCCAGCTATTGGCGTTCCGTTCTTCTGGCCCTCCGCGGCAATGCCAAATACTGTAATCGACAGCTGGTCCGGTATGGTGTTTTTGAAGTTCAACGGGGCGAAATTTTCTGCCTCTGATTACCCTGTGCTGGCGAAAGTGTTTCCTTCGCTGGTATTACCTGAAGCCCGCGGTGATTTCATTCGTATCTGGGATGACGGGCGAGGTGCAGATGGTGGTCGCGAATTATTAAGCTGGCAGGAAGCTACAAACTTTTCTCAGTTTGCCGGGAATATAGGCGGAGGTGCGGGACACGCAATTAACTTTCATGATGGCATCGCCGGAAATCAGCCAGGATTTTCACGATTTAATTTCACCAGTAACTCTGTGGGTGATGGTGTGAGTTTTGTTGCTGTCAGACCGCGAAATATTACATTTAACTTTCTGGTGAGGGCTAAATAATGAAACCTGTTTTTGATGAAAATGGGCTGGCTACAGTGCCGGGCGATATGCGTTGTTTTTATTATGATGCTGAAACATCTGAGTATACGGGCTGGTCTGATGAATATATTAATACTGGCGTAAGTATGCCCGCCTGTTCCACTGGTATTGACCCGGGCGAATACATTCCGGGGAAAGTGGCAGTATTTACGGGTAAGGGATGGAGCCATGAAGAAGACCACCGCAATAAGACTGTTTACTCAATCGAAAATGGCGCAGCTGTTACAGTGGATTATATCGGTGCCATCAAAGACGGTTATGTCACGATTTCAGCGTTAACGCCATACGATAAATGGGATGGTGAGAAATGGGTGACAGACACTGAGGCACAACACAGTGCCGCAGTAGACGCGGCAGAAGCACAGCGCCAGTCACTGATTGATGCAGCAATGGCTTCCATTAGTCTGATTCAGCTGAAATTACAGGCCGGACGGAAACTGACTCAGGCAGAAACAACCCGACTTAACGCCGTGCTGGATTACATTGACGCGGTGACGGCAACAGATACCAGCACCGCGCCGGATGTCATCTGGCCTGAACTGCCGGAGGCGTAGGCCATTCAATATCGGGTGCTGTTGACGTATCAACACGCATCAGCAGCACACGGTATTTCTTCCATTGGGTGAGAGTTGTAGCTTCTTCATAAGTTGCGATATCAGCATCAACAGCATCCTGACGCCAGGATATTTCACTGTCAGCTTTTTCCCGTAATTGGGATTTTTTAACTTCAGCAATAGCTATTAATTCCTTTTTGGTCGGCTGAGGAATATCTATCAGTGCTGGTTTTCCATTCAGTGTTCCAATCTGTTTTCCTGGTGGAATATCCATAAATAACTTTTTATGTTCTTCCTCACTGACTATTACACCATCATCAGGCCACAGACCTGATGCCTCAAATTTTTCTTTCTCCGATATGGGGAAAAAGCCATTTGCTTTAGCGCTCCATACGTACAT